CCTCTTCGAAGGCTTGGTTCTTGCTCACCAACATCGACGGTCTGTCGTACATGGAGCGAGTGAAGTTCGAAAGCGATATGCAGGTGGATTTTGTCACCGACAATCTGCTTGTTAAGGGCTACGAGCGTTACAGCTTCGCGTACTACAACTTCCGTGCGATCTGGGGTTCGTTCCCGACTTAATATTAAGAGGCGGGGTTAAGCGCCCCGCCTTCCATCTAGGATTCACAGTCGCGTTGACCGGCCTAGCGGACGCTGCACAAGACAACGCGACGACTCGTGCAGGAGGCCTTTATGGCTACTTCTACTTTCACTGGCCCTCTCAAGGCTGGCGATGTTCTTAATACGACCGGCACCACTGCTGGCACGATTAAGAATGTTGGCTTTGTTGAGATGGCGCAGTTTGCTACTGTTACGCAGTCGGCTACGGCTGCTGCTACGACCATTGTGATCCCGGCTAACAGCATCATCGTTGCGATTGATCTGTTCGTGACGATTGCTTGGTCCAGCGCTACGACCACCTACACTGTCAGCGTCGGTAATTCTGCCACGGCCACCGAATTTGTTGCTGCGACGAATGCCAATGCTGTTGGGAGGCTTACGCTTACCCCCGGAACTGATGCGACTCGGACGGCTCTCTGGCTCAACACTGGAACCGGCGATGACATCATTTACGTGAAGTCTGGCGCACCCGATACCATCCCCGGCGCTGGTACGCTGGTTGTTCGTTATATCCAAGCTGCTAACGTTTAAGGCCATAGGAGGCTCGCATGAAGGGTAAGTTCAAGTTGGAACCCAAGAATAGCCCCGACAAGTCGCTCGGTGGTGACTTCTACGCTGGTGGCAAGTCCAAGGTCGCTGCGGAGACCATGAACAAGGCTGAAGGCTTCAAGAAGGGCGGCAAGACCGTGAAGATGTCTGGCGACAAGGCCAAGATGTCTGCGGCTCGCAAGCCTCGCATGAGCGGCGGCAAGGTGCTGTCCTCTGCGGCTTCGGGCACTGCTCGCACCAAGTCTTCTCACTACTAAGATCGTCCTCCCCCGATCTAACGTGAGACTAACGGGGGCCGTGTGCCCCCGTTTTTGCAGGAGGATTCCGTGGCTGGTGCTTGGACTCGTAAAGAAGGCAAATCTGCATCTGGTGGGCTTAATGAGAAAGGCCGCGCTTCGTTGAAGGCGGAAGGCCATGACATTAAGCGCCCACAGCCAGAAGGCGGTTCCCGAAAAGACAGCTTCTGTGCTAGAATGACCGGGGCCAAGCGAAAGCTTACAGGCTCCGCAAAAGCTGCTGATCCAAACAGTAGGATCAACAAAGCTCTTCGTAAGTGGGATTGCTGACATGGCCGAGAAACCTTTCTGGGAAAAAGATGCCCCAAAGGACGCCAAAGAAAAGCACCTGAGCCGGAAACAGGTTCAGTCAGCCAAGGCAAAAGCAAGAGCCGCTGGGCGGCCTTGGCCTAACTTGGTTGATAATGCCGCCGCTGCCAGAGCGGGCAAAAGGAGTTAACCATGAGTGTTGTTGCTTATTCCATCACGCAATCCGGCCGGTTTGAGCCGTTTGAGCTTCAGGTTGCTCGCGGGCAGATCTTCGGCCACAGCGAACAGAATGTGTTTGCTTATGGAACTACCCCCGCCACGGCTGCATTATTTCGCACCGTATGGGAAAACATGGCGACCACCGAGTATGTGTTCCCCGGTTCTGCCTTGACTATGCAGCTTGTGAGTGCTGCTGCGGGTGACACTGCCTCAATCACAATTACGGGCTTAGATGCAAATTATCTTATTATCTCCGAGACACTTGCTTTGAACGGCACGACAAACGTCCCGACAACGAAACAGTATTTACGCATTAACAACATGGTTGTTGCTGCCGGAAGCGCGACCAACCCTGTTGGCGTCATTACGCTTTCTAATAGCGGCGTCATTTATGCACAGATCAACACGGCTGTGTATAACGGCACAACGTCAAGCGTTGGGCAAACACAGATGGCGGTGTTCACCGTTCCCGCTGGCTACACATTTTACGGATACCGTTATGGTGCTTACTCGTCTTTTAATGGGAATAGCGCCAACTACACGACTTATCGTGCCGTTACCAATTCTTCGGCTGGTGTTCAAAAAATCATAGTGCAGACGCCCTTTAATACAACCTACGAAGTTCAGCGGCACTTTGCTCTTCCATATGCGGAGAAAACCGATTTGCGGTGGCAGATTGCGTCTAGCGCGGCCACTGCTGCTGTCGTCAGCATTAATATTGGCGGCGTCTTAATCAGCAATGATGTGGCTTGGGGCTAAGGAATAGCTCATGGCAACTTCTGACACCTATTCGTTTAACCCCGGTCTAGGCGAGCTTACGCTGTACGCCTACAACCTGATCGGGATTCGGAACACCGCACTGCTGCAAGAGCATATGGAAGCTGCCCGCATGGCTTCCAACATGCTTTGCTCGCGCTGGTCCAACATGGGTGTCAATCTGTGGGCTGTTGATCTTGTGACGACGCCGCTTGTCACGGATCAGGCTACATATCCCGTTGATGCCAACACCGTCATGATCTTGGATGCTTACGTCCAGAACGACGATTCCGGCGCGAATATCGACCGCATCATCCTGCCGGTTAGCCGCACCGAGTACGCCAGCTATCCTAACAAGGAACAGCAGGGGTTTCCGACTGTCTACTGGTTTGACAGACTGATCAGTTCTTCGCGCTCTACGGGCTCCGTTGGGCCTTCTGTGACACTGTGGCCGGTCCCTAACACCGATAACGGCCCGCAGTCGCTGAAATACTATCGGGTGCGCCAGATACAGGATTCCGGGCTCACGAACGGCCAGACCGTCGAGATCCCCTACCTTTGGCTTGAAGCGTTTGCCTATGGCCTTGCCATGCGTCTTGCGCAGATCTGGAACCCGGCTGCTGTCGCTATGATCAAGCCGATGGCTGACGAGGCGTATCAGATTGCCGCAAGCCAGAACATTGAACAGGCCCAGCAGTACATCTCCCCGATGATTTCCGGCTATTTCCGCTAATGGAGGGGATGAATGGGTTACGCATCCCGATCCGGCAGAGCAAGAACAAGCGCTAGGAATCCGCAGGCTTTTGCAATCTGCGATAGATGCGCTCTCTGGTACAACCACGTTGACTTAAAATTTCAGTTTGATTGGGCAGGCGCGAGCCTGATCAACAAGCGCATTCTTGTTTGCAATACTTGCTATGATGTTCCGCAGAATCAGCTACGCGCCATTATCATTCCTGCTGACCCCGTGCCGATCATCAATCCTCGCGTCGAGCCATACGCTTGGGACGAGATCGACCGCCGTCAAGTGTCTGGCAACAATACCGTCAACCCACAGACAGGTATCCCCATCCAGCAGGGTGACACTCGCGTTACCACTATTGATGGCGATATTCCTGACCGGACGCGCGTCACGCAACAAACCGGCGAAGCTCCTTACGGGACGAACCAAAAGCCGGGGACCGACCCCAATGCTGTGACATTCCGCGACATCACCAATGTCACGAACAACGGAATCGGGATTATTCGCGTCACTGTCAGCGTTACCTCTGGGTTCATTACGGGCCAAAGGGTCATCATCAATGATGTAGTTGGCGTGTCCGCTGCAAATGGCAAGTGGACGATTACGGTCATCAACCCCAGCCAATTTGATTTGCAGAACTCATCATTCACTGGCGCATACGTCAGCGGCGGATATGTTATAAACAATCCCAGCTTGCCTTACGGCTTTGATGAAGTGCCCAAGACAGGACCGCTCTGATGCCTCGTTACGCCAGTAATATTCAGATTCCCAATCTTGGCGCTGCGGTTTCGCTTACCGGCACCGAACAAATTGAACTTGTTCAAGCGGGGGAATCAAAACGTGCGACAACGCAGCAAATTGCTAATCTTGCTGCGGCTGTTGTTGGCCCAACGGGCCCTGCCGGGATAACCGGCCCCACGGGCCCCACGGGAATAGTAGGGCCCACCGGCCCGACTGGATATGGTGTTGCCGGGCCTACGGGTCCCACAGGCGCGGGCCCGACCGGAACGCAGGGTGCTACAGGCCCTACGGGCGCGGCATCCACCGTTGCGGGCCCAACAGGGCCTAACGGCCCCACGGGCCCCACGGGCAGCAACGGCCCGACCGGGGCTACGGGCGTCAATGGAAGCCCGGGCTCCGTAGGCCCTACGGGTCCCACAGGGGCGGGCCCCACGGGGGCTGTTGGCCCGACTGGAGTGCAGGGGTTGAACGGCCCCACCGGCCCTACGGGCGCAGCTTCTACAGTTGCTGGCCCCACAGGCCCCACGGGTTCCGCAGGGAGCGCCGGGGCGAACGGCCCGACTGGCCCCACGGGGGTTACTGGGCCTACGGGTTCAATCTACCCAACTGGCGGATCGCCAGACCGAATATTCTACGAGAACCAGCAGACAGTTACGGTCAATTACACAGTTACGACTAACTATAATGCTATGAGCGCTGGTCCGGTTTCGATCAATTCAGGCGTCACGGTAACTGTCCCATCGGGCAGCTATTGGACTATCGTTTAATTCCAACAGCGAGGGGGCTGACATGGAGAACAAATTGAGGATATGCGTCTACGCAATCAGTAAGAACGAGGCGCATTTTGTGCAGCGTTTTTGCGAATCTGCGTCGGATGCAGACATGATACTCATTGTAGATACGGGGTCTGATGATGGTCTTCCTGAAGAAGCTGCCAAGTATGGAGCGGTTGTGCATCATATTAGCATTAGCCCTTGGCGATTTGATTTGGCTCGTAATGCGGCTTTGGCGTTGGTGCCGAGAGACATGGACATCTGCATCAGCTTGGATATTGACGAGGTTCTTCAGCCGGGATGGCGCGAGGAGATAGAGCGTGTCTGGATCAAGGGAGAGACCACCCGGCTCCGTTATATGTTTGATTGGGGCTGCGGCATTAGCTTCTACTATGAGAAAATTCACGCTAGACACGGATACATGTGGCACCATCCCTGTCACGAATATCCTGTACCTGACGGTCGCATCGAAGAAGTTTGGGCGCAAACCGACTTCCTCATTGCCGTCCACAAACCGGACCCGACCAAGAGCCGGGGGCAGTACATGGATCTATTGGAGCTTTCTGTAAAGGAAGACCCCGATTGCCCTCGCAACGCTTTCTATTATGCCCGCGAGTTAAGCTTCCATAGCCGTTGGTGGGAATCCATTGAGGCTTGTAAAAACTACCTAAAACTCCCCCGAGCCACATGGCAGAATGAACGTTGCTACGCTTATCGCGTTATGGGCCGCTGCTACAATGAGGTTGGTTTGCCCCAAGAGGCAGAGCAAGCTTTCCACTCTGCTGCTGGCGAAGCCCCCAATACCCGCGAACCTTGGTGTGAACTGGCGCTCTTGTGCTACCGTCAAAGCCGCTGGGAAGAGTGTTTTGCTTACGCCATGCGGGCCTTGAAGATTACTGACCGCGCCAAGGTATACACCTGTGACCCAGTTGTCTGGGGTGCGCAACCACACGACCTTGCTGCCATATCAGCATGGCAGCTTGGCCTCAAAGACATAGCAATACAGCAGGGACAAATTGCAGTTGACCTAGAGCCAGAGGATACTCGCTTGCGGACCAATCTTGATTGGTACATGGGCAATCTTGAGCCTGAGAAGGACGCCGCGTGATGGATATGCAGTCAATCCTCAATCTCATTGGCGGGGCTGCTATTGCCACTGGAGGCTGGTTTGCCCGTGAAATCTGGGGGGCTGTCAAAGAACTGCGCAAAGACCTTCATGAACTTGAGGTAGATCTTCCCAAGTCCTACGTCAGCAAGCCTGACATGGACAAGCGCATGGATCACATTGAGGATATGTTCAAGCGCATCTACGACAAACTAGATGGGAAGGCAGATAAATAATGGACCCGCTTACACTCCTAGCCGCAGCCAAAGCCAGTTATGAAGCCATCAAGGCTGGCATTGCCGTGGGCAAGGAGCTGCAAGGCATGGCGTCAGATATGGGCTCGCTGTTTGATAGCGTAGCCGCCATTACCCGTACTGCTGCCGATCCTAAAGGTAGCTTGATGAGCGGCAAGTCCGCACAGCAGATTGCCATGGAAGCTTATGCCGCCAAGGCTGAAGCTGATCAAATGATGGAAGATTTAAAAAACCATTTTATCGGTGAATTTGGAATTGCTGCGTGGGATCAGGTTCTATCAGCGACCACACAGATCAAAAAGGAACAGAAGGCAGCGGCGCTTCAAGCCGCAAAGGATCAGGAAGAAGCTATGGGAAATGTACTGCTTTGGGGGACAGCCGCCCTCATTTTTTTGCTCGTCACTGCCCTGCTTTGCATGGCAGCTATCGCCGTCATCAAGTAGGAGTTTTGCTATGCAGATGAGCCAAGAAGGCATTGATTCCCTTCTCAAGAAGTTTGAAGGTTGCAAACTCAAGGCATATCGTTGCCCAGCAAATGTGTGTACGATTGGCTATGGGCATACCTCTGCGGCGGGCGCTCCTACTGTCACAGATGGGATGACCATTACGCAGAAGCAGGCTGATGACATCCTGCGGAGAGATCTCGTTAAGTACGAGACCGAAGTATTCAACATGCTGCATCAGCCGCTGACACAGAATCAGTTTGATGTGTTGGTTGATTTTGCCTACAACGCCGGAATTAACGCGCTTAGGACATCAACTCTGTTAAAGAAGGTCAACGCGGCCCAATTTGGCGATGTCCCAACAGAGCTTATGAAGTGGACTAAGGGCGGCGGTAAAGTGCTGCCCGGCCTTGTGCGTCGCAGGCAAGCTGAAAGCGCATGGTGGACTGCGGATTCCCCAAAAACACCCGAACAGGTATTTGACCATGAACAGGAACACCGCGCCGATCCCGATCCTGTACCTGTGCGAACAATGGCAGACAGCAAACAAGGTAATGCGGCGCTACTCACGGCAGGCATTGGAGGCTTGGGTGTCGCTAAGGAGGTTGCTGCGCAAGCGAAGGAAGCTTCTGATACAGCAGATCAGCTTGCTGGCTTACTTGCTAACCCTAATTTTCTTATCATGTTGGCCGTCATCGGGCTCGCGGCAGCGATCTGGTTCTGGCGCAAAAAGCACATGGACGAGCACGGTGTTTAGCCTGCTCTTCACCCCCTTGGGCCGCTATGCCATTGTCGCGGTCATCGCAATGATGGCGCTTGGTGGCATCTACATGAAAATCCGCCATGATGCAGTGGCGGAAATTGAGCTAAAGGCATCGATGGATGCTTTAAGGAGGACGCAAAATGCGATTCGCGCTGGCGATGCTGTTGACGTTTCCCCTGACCGGGTGCGTGAGCCTGACTCCAACCGCCGAGACTAATGGTGCCGTATGCACCGTTTGGCGGGATGTATCTTGGTCATCCAAGGATACAACGCCCACGATTATCGAAATTAAGCAAAACAATGCCCGGCGCGAGGGTTGGTGCGCTGGCGTTAAATAAATGATATAGTGCAGGGAAAGCGGAGCTTCCTCGATGACCACCCCTATGTCCTATAATGGTTCAGTAGCTGGCACGACCAGTTATGTTACCCAAATGGCGACTATGGCTGTTGTGGCCGAGAACGATCCTGCGTTTCTTACAATTCTGCCCCAAATGATCGTCTATGCCGAATTGCGGATGTACCGCGATCTCGACTTCTTGTTCACGTCCGGCTCGACAACCGCCTACAGCTTGACCGCAGGAAGCCGGATTCTGAACGTCAACGCTGATACGTTCCCCTATGGTACGCTGGTTGTGCCGGAACAAATCAACGTTCTCGTCGGCTCTACAGACCCTGATTTAGCCAGCCGTGTGCCTTTGCTGCCAACCACAAAAGAGTTTTTGGATGCTGTGTACGGTTCTGGCGCGACTGCCAATCGTGGCGTCCCCCAATATTGGGTGCCCTTCGACGACTACACCTTCTTGGTGGGGCCATATCCAGACCAAAGCTACACGGTTGAGTTGATCGGCACATACCGTCCAGCCAGCTTGTCTGCGACGAACCCTGAGACATTCATCAGCAAGAATTTGCCTGATCTCATGATCATGGCAAGCATGGTCTATATTAGCGCATATCAGCGCAATTTTGGCCGCATGAATGATGATCCTCAGATGGCCGTGACCTATGAGAGCCAATATCAGGCGCTTCTCAAAGGCGCGATGGTTGAAGAGGCTCGCAAGAAGTTTGAAGCTGCTGGCTGGTCTTCGCAGTCGCCTTCGCCAATCGCTACACCGACGAGGGGCTAACACATGCCCCATCAAAGCCTTAAGCTACTGCCCGGCGTTGATCAGAACAAGACGCCAGCCCTTAATGAGGCCGCTATTTCGCAAAGCCAGCTTATTCGGTTCATCCCGGATCGGACAATAGGCGGTTTGGTTCAGAAGCTCGGTGGATGGTCTCAGTATCCTCAAGGGTACACCATCAACATCAACTCGACCGTACGCGCCTTATGGGCTTGGGAAGATACCAACTCCAATTCATATCTTGGCGTTGGCGCTGACGGAATCTCTCCCATCATAGTGACTGGAGCCAGCAATGTTGGGACAACTGTTACACTGACGTTTGCAGGTCCATTTTCTTTCTTTGTCGGCAAGAGCATTACTGTCAGCGGGACTACTACAGCATCTTACGCTACCACTGGCGCGTCTGGGACAAGTTCGGTTGCTACCTTAACTTTCGCCGGTTCTTATGTGTACCCAATCGGCACCACAATTATAGTTTCTGACATTGAACCAATAGGTTACAGGGGGACATATACAGTTACAGCTTCTTCCGCTGGCAGTGTTTCTTATTCCAGCACCACTACTGGGTCGCAAACAAAAGCTGGGGTCATATCTACTACGAGTCCATATAACGGGACTTTCTCTGTCACTAATGCAACATCAACTACCGTCTCATATGTTGTGGCATCTACGCCTCTTCCGTATTATTCAGGGGGATTGATTTATGGTGGCGGTCGCTCGTTGAGCGTAATACTTAATGGGTCTAACCCTGATATTACACCTGAAAAATTAACAGCGAATGTAGCGGCGAATTTCAGCACCACTGCCGGTAGCAATGCCGTTGTAGTCACGGAATCCGGTCGCAATACAAATAACTTTTGGACCGTTGATATTCAGACGCCCGTTTCTGTTGGTGGTCTTATTTTGTTTGGGCAATATCAAGTTTACAATCCCGGCCTGATACCCAATCAATACACTATTTATGCTGCTGACATTCTTGGGCAGCCGCAGAATGCTACCTACTCGACAACGTCTTCGGTTACTATTACCGGACTCACCGCGTCTTCTCCTTCTGCTGGATATGTGACGCTTACTTTCTCTGGCGCATATGTGTTTCCAGTTGGCAGCACGATAGTTGTTTCTGGAGTCACCCCTACAGGCTACAATGGCACTTATGTTGTTACCGGATCCTCTGCGGGCAGCGTTTCTTATGCCAACGCTACCACTGGTGCCATGACAATTGCTGGGGCAATTTCCAACAATGGCGTTGTTCCCAAATATGCAACATCCAGCGGGTCTAGCATTGTGACCGTCACGCTGCCTAATCATGGTTATGCAGAAGGCGACACGTATGCCGCACTTGTGGCTACAACGGTTGGCGGAATAACCATATTTGGGAATCTGATTGTTTCTTCCGTCACAAGCGCAGATGTTTTTAAGATCAATGCTCCAACATCGGCGTCTTCTTCTGCTACTGCATCTGAGAATGCAGGTTCAGTTCGTTTTGTCTATTACGATGGCGTGGGGCCGTTGCCGCCTGCATTGGGATATGGCGAGGGCGCTTATGGCTACTATGGATATGGCGGCGTTGTTCCGGCAACTGATCGTGGTGTCCCCATAAATGCAACTGATTGGACTTTGGATAATTGGGGTGAAACCCTCATCGCAAATCCACTTGGGGGTCCGGTTTTTGCTTGGAATCCGATTGACGGGAACGCTGTAGCAACTTGTATTGCTGAAGCGCCTTCCATCAATCAGGGTGTATTTGTTGCGATGCCGCAAAGGCAAATCATTGCGTGGGGATCAACTTTTAATGGCGTGGCAGACCCCATGCTGGTCCGGTGGTGCGATGTAAATAACTACAATTCGTGGGTTGCATCCATTACCAATCAGGCGGGTAGTTATCGCATACCCAAAGGCTCCCGCATCGTTCAAGGCATCCAAGCGGGCCACCAAGCTCTGCTTTGGACGGATCTTGGCATTTGGGCCATGCAGTATGTTGGCCCCCCTTATGTTTATCAATTCAATGAACTGGGAACAGGTTGCGGGCTTATTGGGCGCAAGGCCGCTGGCTCCATGAACGGCATCGTTTACTGGATGGGCCAAAGCCAATTTTATCGTCTTGCCGGAAATGGCGTGGAGCCTATCCGTTGTCCTGTGTGGGATGTGGTGTTCCAAGATTTGGACACTGCTAACCTTGACAAGATTAGGGTAGCCCCCAACTCCCGCTTTGGTGAGATTGCTTGGCATTTCCCAATGAATGGAAATTTTGGCATTACCAATATCGTTGGAAATGGCTCATCTGTAACGCTCACCTATAGTGGCGTCGGAACATTTTCCGTTGGTAGCACAGTGACATTATCGAATGTCAGCCCGGCTACCTACAATGGCTCATATGTTGTTATTTCAACATCTGGCAACACGGTCACTTTTGTTAGCACGCAAACTGCATCTTACGTCAGTGGTGGCCTCATATCTGGCAGCCTTGAGAACAACGGCTTCGTCAAATACAACATCATTTTGGACCAGTGGGATTACAGTTTTAACAATAGCAGCAATCCCTATGTGGCTCGGTCTGCTTGGACAAACGAGTCGGTGCTTGGCCCGCCTATTGGCGCGGCTGTAAACAATTTTTTGTACCAGCACGAAACATCCCCGGATGCTGCTGGGCTTCCAATGAATAGTTATTTTCAAACAGGTTATTTTGTTTTGTCTGAAGCTGACGTCAAAATGTTTATTGATCAAGTATGGCCTGATATGAAATGGGGATATTTTGGTGGGGCGCAAAACGCAAACGTCTTGCTGACGTTTTATACAACCGACTATGCTGGACAAGACCCTTTGGTTTATGGCCCATACACGCTAACTCAAGCTACAACGTATATAACTCCTCGATTCCGTGGGCGTTTGGTTTCAATCCGCATTCAAAGCACCGATGCTGGTTCTTGGTGGCGTCTTGGAAATTTCCGTTATCGTTTGCAACCTGATGGGCGGTTCTGATGCCAGCATCACTTGATGATATTTTTACAACTCAAAAAAATGGCGTCGTTGCGATTAATAACGTATCGCAAACCGCTCAACGCGCGCAGGGCAAACAAACATCGTCAACTGTGACGTCCGCAACTCTTGTGATTGAGGGTTCTGGTTATCTGGTAAATTTTGCGGTTGTTGTGGCTGGGTCTGCTGCTGGTACAATTAATAATGCCAATGCCATTGCTTCTGCGGCGGCGACTAATGCTCTTTGCGCAACCCCCGCAACTGTTGGCATATACCAAACAGGGCAAATCTTCACAAATGGGCTTGTCATTGTTCCGGGGACAGGCCAGTCCATCAACATAACCTATTCGGCGGGGTAAGCCATGCCATTAGCAAAAGGGTCATCCCAGAAGGTCATCGGCCTCAATATCCGTGAATTGATGGATACTGGTCGCCCTCAGAAACAAGCCGTTGCTATTGCGCTAAGTGAATCGCGCAAACGTCGCGCGGCTGGCGGGGCACTGCTGTCTCCCCCAATGACCGAAAAAATCCACGTTGGGCCTATCCGCAGTCCTGTGGCTGGCCGCACCGATCACTTGCCTATGCACGTCCATTCCGGCTCTTACGTCATCCCAGCGGACATCATTTCTGCGATGGGCGAGGGTAATACCGAAGCAGGATTTAAGGTTGCCAACACAATCTTTACGCCCGTCCCCGGCTTGAAAGGGGAGCCGGGCGTGGATGCCCAATTAGGTTTGCCGGGGAAAGCCGGAGGTGGGCCAATTGGCCTAGGTGCGCCTCCTGTTCCTATAGTTGCGGCAGGTGGTGAGTATGTAATCCATCCTGACGATGTAACACGCATCGGTGGCGGCAATATTGACCGTGGGCATAAAGAACTGGACAGCTTCGTAAAAATGATGAGAGCTAAGACTGTTCAGACGCTTCGGAAGCTTCCGGGGCCGAAGAAAGACTAGGGGGAACTATGTTTGACAACTTTGGGGTAAGGATTGGAACGCCAGACGATGTTCATCCGATGATGGATCTGGCTATGCAGGCATGTGACGAAAACGGGTTTGTTGACCCAAATCCCAAAAAGTTGCTGGCCGAAATTTGGCCCGCGTTAAACCTCGATAATGGGCTAGTTGGGATCATTCAGGATGAAGGCGGCGCTTTAGAGGGTGCTATCCTTCTCAGGATCGGTACAATGTGGTATTCAGATGCACAGGTGCTTGAGGAAAAAGCTATCTTCATCCATCCAAACTATCGCAGTGCCAAAGGGGGCCGGGCTCGGCGTTTGTGTGAATTTTCGAAAAGGACAGCCGATGGCCTTGGGATTCCACTAATCATCGGTGTCCTATCGAACAATCGAACGGAAGCCAAGGTTCGTCTGTACGAGCGTCAATTTGGGAAGCCAAGCGGCGCGTTTTTCCTGTATAATGCAAGGACCGGTTCTTACCCGGCGGCTGCGGAGTAATTGATATGGGTGGTGGCGGCAAGGGTTCGACATCAACACAATCCCAAACAGTATCTATCCCGCCCGAAGTTTTGGCGCGGTACAATGCTGTCAACGCCCGCGCCGAAAGTGTCGCCCAGCAGCCCTTTCAACAATACAGCGGCGAGTTTGTAGCTCCTCTCAATCCTGTGCAAACCGCTGGAATTAATGCCACCAGCGCCGCTTCGCAGTTAGCTCAGCCCTATTATGGGGCGGCTACTGGCCTAACTTTGTCGGGGGCCAGAGATGTCGGTCCATTAACTCAAGGGCAAATTGGCTACTATCAGAATCCCTACACGCAAGCTGTAGTTAATCCCACAGTTCAAGCGCTTCAGCAGCAGCAGGGCCAGCAGCTTGCCCAACAGCAGGCTCAGGCAATTCAAGGCGGGGCTTTTGGCGGCGACCGCGCTGGGCTGCAACGCGCACAGCTTCAGGGTCAGCAAAACTTAGGCATGGCTCAAGCTATCGCGCCTCTTTATCAGCAAGGCTATCAGCAGGCTGTTCAAACGGCCCAGCAACAGCAAGGCGTTGTTGCGTCTGATCTTGCCCGCCGGATGCAGGCCGGTCAACAAGTTGCCGGGCTTGGCACTGGAGCACAGCAAGCAGCCTTGCAGGGTGCACAGGCTCAAATTGGCGCGGGCACTCTTGGTCAACAGACGCAACAGGCGCAGGACACGGCTCAGTATCAGCAATTCTTGCAGCAGCGCGGCTACGACTTCCAAGTGGCTCAGTTCCTTGCGAACATCGCGATGGGCACTGGCGCGCTGTCTGGATCGACAACTTCTGGCACTGCTACGCAGCCTCGTGGGTTCTTCTCGAACCGTGGCGGCTTCAAGACCGGCGAAAGTTTGCAGCGTTCTAAAAAGGCCTACGGCGGCGGTCTGGACCCCAATTCGATGGGCGGGGCTGTCTACGAGCCGGGAGTCTTTGAGAGGGGCGGCTACGCCACTGCGGGCTCTGTCGTTGACCCTAATGACATTAGCGCACTTCTTGCCCAACAGCGTCAGTCTTTTGGCCCCTTTGCGGCGGCTGGCCCTTATGGTCAGGCCGCTGGTGCAGCGCCTCATGGCCCCAGCGGAATCGTGCCGCAGCAGCAGATGCACGTTCCTAAGTTGATGGTTGCAAGCCCTATGTCCATGCCCAAAGCGTCTCCCGGCGCTGGTGCAGAACTTGGCAAAGTTTATAGCCTTGCGGATGACGCGACTAAGGGTCTCAGCGGCAAAGGCCTTACGCAGCGCGCAGGTGAAAAAGCATTTGGGGCCAGTGCAGTTGCGCCTACATATGACGCTAAAGGCAATGTTGTAACTGAAGGTCAGGCCGCAAAGCCCGGCTTCTTCAGCAACATGTTTGGCTCTAAGAACCCCGATGTCCCTATTGAAAAAGAAGGCATTGCGCTGGATATTGATCCAAACAAAGCTCGTGGCGGTGGCATCATGCCCCGCCACCACTACGCTGACGGCGGTGCTGAGGACAGCCAAGGTGAAGAGGCAATCCCGTACGATCCCAGCGATGTAGAAGGCGGCAAGGATCCTATGGAGGGCGTGCTGAAGGCTGGATCACAGAAGCATGAAATGCTGAAACCTACCAATCTTGGCGGCAGCGGCGGCTCAGGTGGTAGCGGCGGCAGCAAGTTGGGCCTTGGCAAAGCTGCGGGATCTATGATTGGGACCGCTATTGGTGGCCCGCTGGGCGGCACTGCTGGCAGTTTCCTCGGCAGCTTGCTCCCCTTCAATGAAGGCGGCGTTGTTCCTCGTGGCCATTTTGATCGTGGCGGCGGATCATCTGGCACTGGGGAATCCATTACACCTGAACAGCTTCAAGCCCTTTCTCAAGATCCTTCTTCGGAAATCATGGGGGGAACTTCTGGGATTCTTTCTGGTGAACCTCTATCAAGAGATAAAACTGGTCGCGCCGCTGCTGATCAGTACATGGATTATCTTGTTAACAAAAAGGGCCTTGATACTCATGTTGCTGCCGGTATGCTTGGAAATGCCTACCATGAAAGCGCCGGATTGCAGCCCGGCATAATTGGTGACAATGGCCGTGCCATTGGTTTATTTCAATTTGATGTTGGCGGGGAGCGGCCTGTCTTCAATAGATGGGCAAGTGAAAACAATCGCGATATAAAAGATCCCTATGCGCAAATGGATTTTGCCGTAGATCGACTTCAAGGTCCGTATGCCCGCACTCATGAGGCTATGAAAGCCGCTGGAGACCCAAGAGCTGCTGCCGAAATTTATATGGAAGGTTATGAAAAACCTAAACGCGGGCCAACTGAAGCTCGCCAACAACGCATGGACTACGCCGATGCTATTCATGGCGGAGGAGACCTTCCGGCCGTGCGGGCTTATACCGGCGGCGATGGTGGATTAAGTGGCGCTGCTGGTCAGCAGGCAATTCAACGCGCCACCTCCGGCGAAGGTAGGGGTCTTGGTGCGGGCCAAGAGCAGCCCGGCTTCTTTGACCGCAACAAGGGCATCATTCTTCCTGTGCTTCAGGGCATTGGAGCTATGGCGAGTTCCAAGAGCATATCCCCGTGGGCCGCTGCATTGCAGGGGCTCGGTGCGGGTGCGAAGGCTTATGGCGAGGAAGAGACACGTCAAGCTGGGCTTGAAGCTACGAAGGCTCAAACATTTGAAGCCGCTCAGCGCGGCAGCAACCTTTCGTTCTTGCAGGACGGTAAGTTGGTTCGCATGCCAGACGGGTCTCTGATGCTGACCGTTGAAGCTTTAAAGAAGGGCCTTATCCCGTTAGGTGGGAAGATTGCTGGACTTGCGGAAAATTCTGCTGCGTCTAAGTATTTGCAGGCGATTGGCATCAATGCTCCTGCGGCTACGCAATATCTCAAGGAACCTGAACCTAAGGTGCCTGATCTTGGCCCGAAGCCAATTGATCAGAGCATTGACCCCAACATGACGGATCGCGGAATCTTTGGAAACTCGTCCCGCCAGTTGGCGCAGAAGGACGCTTATAGGACTATGGGCCTTACTCCTGCGGGTGCCGCTCAGGTTTCGAAAGACTACGAGACCTCAACGGCAGCGGCAGGCGTAGCAGCAAATCAAAACACGCCAATTATCAATTCCCTTGCTGGCAATACATCTAAGATTGTCAATGCGCAGGGACTTGATGCCCCCGGCAAAACCAATGAGTTTCGCGCCAACATAGCCAACGGCGTAAACACCTTGGCAAGGTCAATGGGGTATAGGGGCGATGATATTCTTGCCGGGGATACGAATGCTGCCATTCAGAATAAACTGAACACATTCCTTGCATCTCAATCTACAGAGGCTGCGGGGCAACACAATTTGGGGGCACTTAGAACCATGCTTGGCGCTATGGCGCAGCCAGACATGCCACCGCAAGCTCAGGCGAAAATTGCCGCTCAAATTATGAGTATGACTCAAAAAGCTAAAGATCGCGATGCTCACCGTGAAGTTTTTGGCGACGTTTCTGGCGGATCGTTTGCAACTGCTGGCAAAGCTTTTGATGACGACACACGAGGGCGTTATGAGCGCGAAGAGCGTCTTTTGGGTGCCCTTATCATGAAAGATCCGCAGGCAGTTGAGAAGCTGACAACGGGGACAAAATCTCCTCAAGTGATTGAGCAATATTTTAGGAACTTGTCTAAGGCAACAGGCGTCCCTTATACGCCGGGGCTTAGTCGCTACTTCGTCAGTGGAGTCCAATAATGGAAGATGATGATCTTCTTCAGACTGACTTCATGAAAGGTAGCGCTCGGCCCGCGCCAACGCCTGCGTCTGCTACGGCCAAGGAACCACCTGCTGTTAAAGAAGAAGATGATCTTCTCAACACAGATTTCATGCGGTCATTTCGCGGCCAGAAGCCAGCGGAGCAGCAAGCTATAACTCAGCAGCCTGCTGCTGCCGCAAAGATGCCTAATCAGCCTTCGTCATTTGCGCCTAATCAAGTTGGTCGCGAAGCGCCCAAGGACATGGCGTGGGGTGATGTAGCCTCATCCGCTGCCCAGAACATTGTGCCAAGCGCCAAAGCTTTCGGTCATGCGCTTGTGACTCCATTCATGCAGCCGAAAGAAACAGCGCAGGCTCTCGGTCAGATCGGCACTGGCCTGTACTCAAAGGCTCGCGGGGCGCTTGGCTACGAACAGAAGGCTGAAGAAAAAGCTAGAGATGAAGCTGCCGTCAATCAGATGGGCCAGCTTCTCAAAGAGCGCTATGGCACCATAGAAGCCGCCAAGCGAACCTTTGCGGAAGACCCTGTTGGATTCCTCGCGGATGTATCCACGCCACTCACAGGCGGCGGCAGCCTCGCTGCTCGCGCGCCGGGAATCCTTGGAAAGATTGGCGAGGCGACAGCTACTGTTGGGCGCGCGGTTGACCCTCTGTCTATAGCTATGCAAGCACCTAAAATTGCTGCCGAAGCTACAGGAAAGGCGCTGGCATTGCCATCAGCCATTCAATCAGGGGCTTCATTCAAATCGTTGAAAGAGGCTCGCGAGGCTGGCGCTGCTTCGAACCCCGTGTTCTGGGAACACTACACTGGCAAAGCCCCGCCAACTGCGGCTGTTGAAGCTGTTGAGGGTGCCGTTGATCAGATTCGTAAAGATGCGAGTGCTGATTACATTAAGCGTATGAAGGGTCTTGATGCGCAAAGGGCTCTTCCTTACGACTTAGTAGACAATGCGCTGAATGAAGCTCGGCAAATTGCTTACTCCAAAGCTGGCATCCCTAATTCTCCGCAACTTGAGCGCACATACGCTGCCCTTGAAAAAATTGTTAATGCTCAAAAATCGGCTGGAAATATTGCCCACAACCTTGAAAACTTTGACGAACTAAAAAAAATGCTTCGGTCTTATGGGTTTGATGCTGCGGGATACGACCCACAATCCCGCAAATTAGCAACTATGGTTGCTGACGCCGCTAAGAAAACTATCATCTCTGATGAAATGCTTCCGGGCACAAAGATTCCCAAATACGGCGCTCAACCTGAATATGCAAAGATTATGGAAGGCTACGGCAACGCCTTGGATGACCTTGGCGAAATGAAGTATGCCTTCACCAATGCGAAGACGACAGACAAAAAGTTGTCAAACATTGTAAAGGGACAAGCTGGCGGCAAAAAAGGTGAGCTTCTTGAGCGTTTAGCAAAGATCAATCCGGACATCCCTGCCATGATTGCTGGGCAGGAACTGTCGCCTTGGTTTCCCGGGGGTCTGCGCGGGATGATCACATCAGGGACTCTGTACGGTGCGAGTGGCGCTTTGGGCGGCCTTGCCGGTCTGGTCCATCCCGGACATATAGCCCACGTTGCGCTGGGGTCTCCGCGCATTGCCGGTGGTCTGCAATACGGGGTTGGCCGCGTGGGGTCGCTGCCTGAACGTACCTATAGGGCAACAAGCCCCGCTGTTGAGGCTGCAAGACAGGCTGGTCGCGCGGAAGACGTTCTGGGGCCACAGCCACAAGCTCGCGGCGGAAGGGCTCACAGAGCTTCCGGTGGTCGCCTTACAGGCGTCACCACCGCCCCCATGCTTGTAGCCGCTGCTGAGCGCGCCAAGAAGGGCCACGGCAAAGCCACTGAGCCTCTACTGAATCAGTCAGATGAAGCGATCACTCGCGCTCTGGCAATCGCTAACCAGCACTCTTGAGGGCCGCTCATGTCTACAACCTCCACCAACAAAGGCATGACGCTCCCCGCCAATGGGGAGTACATCGGCACATGGGATCAGCCCCTTAACGGCGACTTGACCATCATCGACAATGCGTTCGGTGGCATCACAAGGCTCGCAGCAACTTCCGGCGGGTCTACCACGCTGACTGCAACCCAGTACCAGCCCCTCATTCTTAACGTGACTGGGGCAATCACTGCTGACGTGACCTACATCATCCCTGCTGGCAAAGGCGGTCAGTGGGTTGTTCAGAATCTGACGAATGGTGGCTACAACGTTATCATTCGGACGCCGGTCGCTTTTACCGGAACTGGATCTATCGCTGGAAGCACGTTAACTGTCACCGCATCCACAACAGGCGCATTGACGGTTGGCTCGTATGTCTACGGCACTGGCGTCCCCTCAAATACGTTTATCACGGCCTTCGGGACGGGCTCTGGCGGCAACGGGAATTACACCCTCAACAACACCGTTGCTTTTTCTGGAAACGGCTCAATCTCGGGCACAACACTGACGATTGACACAACCGCCAGCGGACAGCTTTATGTTGGATCCGTCATCACTGGGACAGGCGTCACCGCAGGCACCTACATCACAGCTTTTGTAACGGGATCTGGCGGCGCGGGGACCTACACGGTCAACACCTCGCAGACTGTTGCCAGTACAGTCTTGAGCGGCAATTCCATTAATAGCACTGCAATCTCTGCGGGCGGGCGGATTGCTACAGTTGGGAACGGGATCGTCAACACGGTTTCGTCTGATGGGACAAACTGCGATTTGCTCAGGTCTGCTAATTCCCCCACAGGTGGTGGAACGAACCTAGTTTTTTATCTTAATGACACGATCATCACTCAGGATTATACTATCCCAACGAGCCAGAACGCTGGCACATTCGGGCCTGTGACGATTAACAGTTCGGTGATCGTGACGATTCCCTCGGGTTCTTACTGGAGCATCGTGTAGCCATGCCTGTATCAATTAAAGGAACTGGTGGTGGCGGTGTCACCCTTGATGCTGGCGCGGCCTCTAACGCCACCACGCTGACGTTGCCTAATACGACTGGCACTGTGGCGCTAACGGCAAGCCCTACGTTCACCGGAACCTTAACAGCTTCTGCTTTATCGGTAAGCGGCACTTCAACGCTTACTGG